CGAAAAATCTCGTGTCTCTATTAGAGATAACGAGTGATTTCGATATCTTAAGCTAGTGGTCTGATTATATAGATTATCCTGGTTACGTCCTGAGTTTAAGCAGTTCCTTGATTCTATCGTGATAAAACGTCAGAAGAGTGGTAAAAAGTTTACCGTCTCTTACCTGAAGAATTGTCACATAGCTTTGATGAAATATCTTGCAAAAGATACTTTCATACAAGGGTCACCCACTATTAAAGTGGATGACGTTGGTCTGCCGAAGATCATTCCCAAGAGACTCCGCCTTCTTATAAGGTCCGAATATCTTGATGTGATACGAGGTGTACTATCAATTCTTACAATTTATAGGGTAATATCTTTTCCTGGAGAGGCTAAGTTATCAACGATAACTGACGACTCAAAAGGTGAGAAGACTTTGTCGATGACTGAGCTGAAAGACGTTGCGAAATTATTTCCGCGTCTGGCTCTTAAACCTCGAGAAATGCCACCAATGTTAATCTCAGCAGGTCCGAATAATTCAACTAGTATCTTCGGTTGCGGTCTCGACGCTTTAGCAATGATTTGCAAGTACCCTAAAGTACTCGTAAATTACATTGCTTTTGCTTTCGGGACAGGACAACAAAAGTTAGTTTATTATTTGTTTCTGTCTGGTATTTTAATTAGCGTTCCTTTCCTAGTAAATCGTGTACTTGGATGATCACGTCCATTACGCCTCGGTCGTCTGGTGGAAAAGCCAGAACCCGCGGGTAAAATCCGTATTTTTGCAATTACGGATTATTGGACTCAGTGATTACTCCAAAGTGTGCACGACCCAGTCTTTAGTTGATTAAAAAAGATTCCCCAAGATGGGACATTTAATCAAACAGCTCCGTTGGAGCTGCTAAAGACTTTACGAAGATCGGATGTGTTTTCCTTTGATTTAAGTGCTGCTACTGATCGATTACCGATACAACTGCAGAAGGACATACTTAACATCGTATTTAACACTACCATTTTTGGTAGATGATCTAAACTATTAGTGGAGCGTCCTTGGTTCTATAAAGACAAACCTTACTTTTATAAGGTCGGTCAACCTATGGGAGCTTACTCTTCGTGAGCTTCCTTGGCATTAACTCACCATTTCTTAGTGCAATTAGCAGCTAAGAGGGCGGGTTACGACCGATGGTTTGTCACATATGCATTATTGGGAGATGATATAGTAATTGCTGATAAAGCTGTTGCTATGTCTTACCTTTCTATAATGAAAACCCTCGACGTTAAAATCTCTGAAGCTAAATCTTTACGATCTAGTAACGGTGTATTTGAATTCGCTAAAAGAATTTCATCCCCTGCTTGTGATTATTCACCAGTAGGTTCTGCCAATCTTGTATTAGCGTTAAGGGGTGTTAAGCATTTGCCTACCCTCATAGTAGATGCCCTTGATAAGGGTATGATACTATCGAGAGTGGCAATGATAGGACTATTAAAGTCATACCCTTTTAAGATTACTAAAGGAAATTTATTTCTTTTAGTATCCTATTTGGGTAGCGATATTAGCCCTATTGGTTCAAAACTTGCAGCTTCGGTTTCCCAGAGTCGCATTGAAAGTTATTGAAACATGCTTGTTCCCTCGTATTCGTACAACTTTTACCTTAGACGGTTACTAGTTAGTTCATGACTAGATACTATCCAAGATAATTTGTATTGAATCCGCGATAAAGAATATTGACGTTGATTAGATTATCCTATAGAAACTTTTAAGAAAACTAACCATAAACGAAGTTTAATTGGTTGGTTATTCTATCAAGGTCTAAGGATATTAGGTCCTTCACTTTGATTAGATCTACTGATATTAGTGTTTAAAGCACCAATCTTGAGAACTTTAAGAGGAAGATATCATAAATATCTTCAAGTCTCAGTCGCAGAGTTTTCCTCATTATTCAATCTAGGTTATTGGTTCATGTGGTGAGAAATCCAACGGTCCGCAGACGACTATGTCGTCAGAGGCCGCGAATTCTCTAAGCTCCTTAATAAGGAGTTGGGTTCCCCAGATCTAAGATCTGTCTGGACCCTTAAAAGCCAAGAACCTAACCTTTTTAAGTATGAAAATACAGATTGAACAAGAAAGGTGTCCCCTATTACTGAGTTAGAATTCTCAAGGTTATCTAAAGTGGCAGTCAGAGAACTGCCAAACTTAAGGATAACTAAGCTACCTAACGGTAGCCCGTGATTTTCCCGCTCTGTCTATAATTATATAGAGAAAGCGGAGTTAATCCCAGTTGATAATCGTATGTCAG